TCCTGATTCTGCAATCAACCTTTCATGAGGTCGAATACTACCAGGAGGTAACATAGCTTCGGATTCATACCCTATAGGGGTTCCGAATTCATTCATCATCATAATTATGTTCTCTTATAATTTCTAGTATTATAATTACCTTCCCACATCATAGAATTTAATGCAACAGGGAATGGTGAATCATTAAAAATTCTTAATTCAAAATTAGTATTCTTTTGATGTATAGGTAAGGTAAATATTGAATGGTCAGAAATATTTATATCATTACCAAGATAGGTATTAGCTATTGAAGTTGGATTTAAATTATACCATTCATCTATATAAATCAATATCTTTTTACTATAAGCAGGAGCAGTTGTAAATCTAATAGAAGTATCAGTTAAGAAAGAAAAAGCTGTTGATTGTTGTACAACATTATCTACCTTTATTTTTATCTGATCTCTATCTATATAATCTAATTCTGTTGCAGTCCAGTTATAATCTGTTGTTGAGCCATCACCTATATAAGTTTTAGATCCTGCTAATCTCCCTGGTGCCTTAAGTTTAAAACTCATAACTCCAGATAGACCAACTGCAAATTTCATTCTAGCTACAGTTAAGGTAGCAGTGAAATCTGTTCGTTTCATATCAGCATCAGTTCTGAAATATGTCTTTGGTAAGATAACATCGAAATCATATTTCCATCCAGTATATACATCGCTTGCTACATTAGGATCTCCTGAATAACTTAAGCCAGTAAGATCTTTCCCTGGAACCTTAAAGTAAGGGCCAAGGCCATCTGAGCCTCTATCTGGGGTAATAGTAAAGCCAGACTCAATAAACTGTCCTGTAGCTGTACTACCAGCAATAAGAATAACTGGAGTAAGATTAGCATCATTATTATATTTTGTATATACTTTTGTTCCTTGATAAACTGTAGCTGTAGCAGCAGCACTAGAGCCACCTCCTCCTGAGAAAGTAACTAAAGCACCATTTTGATATGCACTACCACCATTAGTTAAGGTAATAGCTGTTACAGCACCTCCAGATACTGTAGCTGTAGCTGTAGCGCCACTTCCTGGTGTACCTGATCCTGGTCCTGCAGGGTTTCCTGCAATTGCAACTGTTGGTGCAGATGAATATCCACTACCTCCAGCTGTTATAGTTATTGTTTCGACACTATGATATTGACTACTATTTGCTGTAGCATATAGATCCATGCAAGGGTTAAGTCTATCTCCTGCATTATTAACAAGAATAGCATCATCAGGACTTTGACTTAAGCTTGCTTTAGCTAAAGTAAATTGAGCTCCTTGTTTAGTGACAACAAAGAATTCATCAGAATCTGCTGCAATAGTTTGAACAGTTCCACATAATTCCCAGTTAAACCATGCTTGTACAAGGTTCTTTTCTCCATCACTATATGTGCGATAGAAATAAACCTTGTTTGTGGCTTGTTCTGATAAGGCTAAGAATTGATTTTGAGGAGACGCAATAAACGTATCTACTGAGTCTGGTATCCATTCATTAACAACTCTTCCTACATCTAGAATTTGAGGGTTCTCATCTTGGCCACGTGTGACCATGCCGAAAACACGAGTATAACTTGGAGTTTTACTTATAAAATTAATATTAGTACCCATATCAACTGGATCTACAGTTGTATCCATTTCATAACTTGATATAGTACGGATCACTGAAGTTGTTGGAGTCAAAATTCCATCAGCAGCAAACATCATAAATTGTTGATTCTTACTAAATAGGATTAAACCTTGTGTTGTAGGAATCACTGCATGAAGTGCGGCAGGTCGAATTGTTGAGCAACTTAAATCAACTGGATCTGCATCCGTTACTGTTTGAGCAGAGGTATGATAGAAATTGTAGAAATCACTTGATTGACTTAAGGAGACATTATCTTCTGATAAGAATCCAAGTCTGTTGTTATGGAAAAAAGATTGCTGGATTTTTTTACCAATAAAAGAAGGGTGTTCATTAGTTTCATCATCCCCAACTTTACGTTCTATCCATGTAATCTTTTGAAATGTAAATTGATTTGTTGCTGAATTAATCAGCTCATGAGGCATTGTATCTTGATTCAACCCTACTGATTTAGAAGGGTCAATAGTTTCTTTCCAATGACCTGTACCAGATGTACCATTATCAGCTATAAATTTAGCAAAATATGTATCTGCAGTAGAAGCAGTATTAAATACTTTAACTATATGTCCATTGAAAGATTGTATAGGTAATTGACCTACGTTATCTACTTGATCTTGGAACACAGTAAGTTTAGTATTATCTAAACCACCTTCTGCTGTAATGGTAATAGCTGTAGCTTTTGTTATATGTAATGTTGTTAGATATGTAGTTGTTGTTAATCCTGAAGATGAAATACTATCAATAGCTGTTTTCAATCCAGTAAGGACTTCATTATAACCATCACCACTAACAGCAGTATAAGTTTTAGTAGTACTATCTACAACTACTTTATATACATCACCTGATACTACTGAGCCATGTATTTCAAGAGTAGCTTGTTTATTAGATACAAATGTAGGGTCAGTTTGTTTAGCTGTTGTTATTAAATTATTTGTTATAATAGAAGTATCTTGGATGGTAAGTATATCATAATTGGTACGAGCACCAGTAAGATAAGCTTGAGCACCTGAGCCATAATTAACAGTACATGTTACACCTGTTGCAGCATTCCATATATCTATGTCTCCTGTACCTCCACCAGCTGGCTTGATACATCCTATATATTTTTCGTCTCCATCCCTATGGATGTAAAACCATTTGCAATTATCATAAGTAGTACCTGTACCTAAGTTCTGAATCCATTTAATACCAGGTCTTTTAGTTAAACCAAATGTAGGATCTGGATAACTATTAAGGCATTCTTTAACTTGACCTGGTAGCTTCTTATCATCAGATTGTTTTGATACTCCACCAAGATAATTATCTACACGTTGAGTTACTGTTGCCATTATCGGTATAATGCTTTGAAAGGTTGATAGCTAACATAATTACGATTATTTGCTTGAGGCATACCAAAGAACGAGAACTCTCCTTGATTAGTTTCATACTGCATAGCAAGAGTTCTAGTATAAGCTTCTTGCTGCTGGAGCATACTGTACTGATCTCCATCTCCTACTATTCTTTGTGAAGTAAGGACAGCAGCACGAGATACTATAAAATCTTGTACTGGTACTGGTAGATCTACCCAATCATATAACCAAATCACATCAACAAATATTGATTCTTCAGTCCATTTATATGAGTGATGTGTACGATCATATAACATTGGTCCTAATACTGGAGTAGTAGCAGATATTGTAGAAACTACATTCTGAGCAGTACCTGTTAAACTACTAGCAATAGTTATAGTATCATTTAAGATATAATTTATACCTGGTTCTTTTACTCTTATTTCAAATGTAACATTGTTTTTAATAGTTATATCTACAGTAAGTCCTCTACCTGAGCCAGTAGTTGTAGTTTTTAATGCTGTTAAATCACCATTAGTACCACCACTTGCTCCATCATTAGTTATATTAAATGATTTAGGTTGTACAGTATACTGTCCTGATCTACGTACTCCATCTTTATGTCCATGTAGACCTACTTCTGCCAAACTTTGATCTCGTGAAAGTTTGACTTGTAGCATATTAGCAGGGAGTAATATATAATCATCTGTATTAGGTGTAAGTTTATATTCAAATTCTGTATTAAAAGTCCATCCTTCAGCCTGTACTTCACGTGATACTTGGAGCAAAGTATCGTAGGCAATCGCAACCTCTGGGTTGGTTTGGTCTAAGGTGGTTACAGGCGCTTGACCACATGACGCCAGTATTTTATTTATTGCAGGTAGCTCCTGTGTAGCGTTAGTGGTTGGAAAAGGCATAATAGTATATATAAAAAAATAAGGGAGTGGTGGAACTCCCCAGTATAATTACCCGAATGCAGTAGGTGCGGTTGCTGTACCAGCGTACAGTTCCACAGCAGCAGCTGGGTTTAGATAGTCGGCGCCCATTGCCAAGCGTCCAAGGATAACGTCACCCTGATAAATCACGGATACGTCACCAGAAGTTACTTGAACTTGTGGTCCAATTGCTTCAACAACACCAGCGGCTTCCTTCTGGAAGATAAGTCCACAAGAGTTATTGAATTTAGAAGCTTGACCGTAATCATTAACGGTTGTGGTATGCTCGTCTGCCATTGCTGCAGCTACAAATGAACCAGAGTTACCAGGATCAGTTACACCTGGATTGGTTGCAGATGCAGTACCATAAGCAGTACCAAACTTACCGAAGAATGGGATGTTCATTGACTTGTAGATCTTAATGCCTGCAATCTCAACGATTCCGTTTCCTTTCTGACGTGCAGTACCTTGCTCGTCACGGTTGATTAGACCAGTATCACCTACCTTTTGGATAAGTTCATAATACTGTCGTGGGTTCAATACACCCACACGACCTTCAGTACTAACTCCCTTTTCATCGAGAGCAGCAGCGGCATCATAGAATGCTGCCACAAGAAGATCTGCATCATAAGCATCAGAAGCATTAGTACCTGTTGAACCTACACGGACTTGTGTTCCGCCTGGTTCTACAAAGCTAGTCTTAGTGATAGGTGATGCTTTACGTGCAGCCTTAGAAATTGCACGGAAGATCTTACGGTCATAGTTTTCGGCTAGAGCATAACCGATCTTACGAGAGATTTCTCCCCTCAAGTCATAGTGTGCCAATGTTTCATCTAATTCATAGACGAAAGCTGAACTGATAAGTAAGTCATCACAAGTGATGGTCTTCTCAGCTACAGGTGGTGCACTATCACCGTTACCTAATATGCTATTTCCTGGAGTGTGATATTCACTTGTAGTACGTCCCGTGTAAATGAACTGCAAAGATTTGCCGTTCTTTAGGGTACGCTTAGTTACAAGATCCCGAGCAATCGTTTGATGCTGGAATCCTTTGAATAATTCACCAGAAAATAGCTTCAAATATAATGCGCGTCTCGCCGTAGTGGTCGAGATGGCGCCATTATCAGCACCTGGTCCGGTCAGTGACGCGGCCAGGGCGCTATTTTGATGAGCCATTATTATGGAATAAAGTTTATATTAACGTTCTCAGCTGAAATTTTTTGCGCTTAAATTTTTGTGGTCTCTCCCACCGTCTAGACGGCAAAGGGTATCCTCGTAAGGGCCAATGCCAATGCAGAAGAGGTCCTACTCTGAGGTGCCTCTTCCACTACTCAACCTGTTAAAGCTTCTTCAAGTGAATTGTAATCCACTTCTTCATCTACACCAGGGGGTTGTGAATCATGTGGCATAGTATCCACTGGTTCTTTAATCTCTGGTTCAGGTGAGTACGATGTGACCGAAGCCGTCATCGTTGAATTTTGATGTGCCATTAGAAGCTATACTTAGCTCCCAGCTTGGTACCCCAAGCATTATCAGTGTCACCTTCAGAGGTGAGCACACTAACTTCTCCATAGAAGTTCAGCTGT